CGACCCGTGCTATATTGCTCAACCATTTTGTAAAATGGACATCATTGAACTCGAAAATGGAGCTGTGCTTTCAGTCGATGAATTTCGTTACTTAACTGCTATCAATGCACGAATATGTCAAGTAAGTACATCTCAATGGGGGCAATATATGAACGTAATACGTTCACGCATTTCACATAATGGTCTACCACTTCCTGTATCAGAGTCTGATTCATCATCTTCTCTAACCCCTGAGAGAAACGATGATAGTAGCGATACAATTACTGAACCTGAACTAGAACCTGGAAATCAAATAGTAAACATATCTGATGATGATTCAGAAGTATCTACATGTTCAATATGCCTTGACCAAAAATCAAATGATGAAATGTGTTATCCATCAACTTGTAATCAACCTAACCATAAATTTTGTTTCCCGGATTGTATAAGTATGTTAGCACAACGAGCACTTCAGACACGTCCACGAGAAATTCGTTGTCCTTGCTGCCGGATTGGGTTCACACGCGTGATACACCAAGGAAATGAGGTTGCCATTCCTAATGTCATTACATCGCAAACTCGTTTACCAACCGGCGACTCAGATGAAGGTTGCCCATTTTGTTGGGGAATATACAATTCAATCCCAAGACCTGAACGATACTTTCATTCAAATTTGAGGAGGCACGTAGGAAGACACCGGCAAAGGCCAAGAAACTACAGAATTACAGAGACTTTTGTATAGGTGTAAGTTAAGTATAGGTTTAAGTTTTTTCAACATCATATCTATCTCTAGATTTCAACTTTATCTTGTAGTAAGTCCACTTTTTGGAGAATCTCTTTCTGTATTTCTTCTGCTCTACTTAGCCTTTCCATGACACCCAAGAGTGTTTGATTCATGCTATCATAGTTCTGCATTTGTATCGTATTTAATTGCTCTATGATTTTTTCTGCTGCTTGTAATTGTGTAGCAAGTGTATTGTTCATAGTTTCATTGGTTCGTGGCTCAAATATAGGCGTTTCATTTATGTTTGTGTCATGAATTTGATTCAACCATTGTATATTGTCTTTCTTTATCATTTTTACGTCAGATTGTTCACTGCTAACAACATCAATAGTATCGTTGTCAAGCAGTGAAGCGTCATCTATAGGTGTATCGTATTTACGCTCATTTAGTTTTTGTGTCATCAGTGAGTCGATATTTTCTATAGGTGTATCACGTTCCACATCACGAAAATTTATTTCTTCTGGTAACTGTCTTTTATGCAAAGAAAAAAATTCCTTTTGTCGTTCTTCCATTTGTTTTTCAAAAGATACACGACGCTCTTCTTTTATCTTCTCTGCAGATACATCTTTCATCACCTCTGGTATGAAGGACAATGCTTTCTCTTGTTCGGTTTCATTTTGGTCTTTTCTTTCGTTTGGTTGAAATATACCATTTTGACACTGGGACGTCATTTTTGCCAGGAATGCTTTATTGTAATGCATTAAAGATTTATATGATTCAACGCGAACAATAGCTTGAACTGTCTCCTCAAAAATAAGCTTCACATGTTCAGCATCGTTAGAAAACGCCTTTTCGAATTCTTTATTTTGAGAACATAAATCCCAAAGTAATTCCTTATTCTTTTTTTTCACGAAAGACTTCTTCATATTTATTTCTTTTGTCATAATTACACCTTTGGTATTTAAAATGGGACAACTTTAAGTGGTTTCAATTACAATAAATATACATAAAATTATTTAAAAATTATATGTATATATTTAGTAAAATGGATAATAATATTGATGAAATTACAAATGAGAATGAAATGTTAAAACATCGTATAAATGAACTTGAAGAGCGATTAAAAAAATATACAAGTGGTAAAAATCACAAGAAATATTATGAAAAAAATAAAGAAAAGGTTATGGAAAATGGAGCCAATTATTTACATAAATTAAAAAAAGAAAATCCTGATAAATTAAAGGAATATAGAAGGCGAGCATATTTGAAAAGAAAAGAAAAATTAGAAAAGGAGAAAAATGAAAATATTTAGGAATAAATAAATATGCGGAAAAACTATTTAAAATAAAATGTTTAGTAAATGTATAGGGATGGAAAAGGCGAAAGAGAAACCATCTGAGTTTTTCAAATCCACCAAGACATCGCTGAAAAGCATACTAAAACACCCTGAAATCAACACACGAAAAATTAACGATGTAGTTATCAAGGCACACAAAATCGTTATTCACACTTTACAATTTCTAAAAATGTATATTCTTCATCATTATCAAACACAATCACAAATCATACCGATTATTGATAAGATTTTGATTTTGAATGTTATGAAGGTTGTTTGTGGTGAAAAACATACTAATCAAGGAAGATTACCCAAAAAAGAAACATTAGAACTCATAGAGAACCTTACTTCATTCTATATAGAACACTATAAACCACATACGCAACCAGAACAATTAGATTACGAATATATGAGTAATGTGCTTTCTTATTTATGTGAAGACATTATGACGATGTATGAAAATAACATCCAATTACATTATGTGGATTATGTAGAACGCTTTGTAAATGTTGTCTGGAAAAAGAAGATGATGGTTGAGAAGATACGAAAAATATTTCCCACCAAAAAAGAACGAGAAGCACGAGTTCGGCAATTGGAAAAGGAACTGCGAAAAATAAAGAATGATTTATTGAATGTGGATAGTAATGTTGATTATACATCACATCCACACTATCATAAATGGATTACCCAACAAAAGAAATGTATTCTTCCCAATAAAAAGTTCCAAAAACAAAGCATTTATTATGATTTGAAATGTAAACCGATGGATTATTTACCCTGTATGATTGCGATGATGAAACAAGTAGAAAATGATGAGGAAACAATCAGTAATGTTTTTCCTTTACGAAGTAGTATATCACCTGGTTATATTCGGTTAGATACAATAACATTAGTATATTTACTTTTACGAAAAGAACAAGGAAAGAAACGTGATTACTGTAATCAAGGCAATACAAAGAAACACGAAGATAAAATATGGAAGTTCTTTTTTCGCACAGAAAAGAAGGTATTTCGTAAGAACGGTTTTTCATTCCATCATATGATTTCTACAGATGGAGTGGGAGTTTCCATATTATTTATTCGTGAGGATTTGGTAGGAAAGCGATTACCAAGTGCTAAAAAGGGTGTATCAAAAGAATTGTATATTGATGAATTGAATGATTATTCCAAATTACAAGATAAGAAAGTTATAGGAATTGACCCTGGAAAATCTGACTTGATTTATTGCGTAGATGATGCTTCCAAAGATGCAAATGTATTTCGGTATTCACAAGACCAACGAAGGAAAGAAACCAAGATGAAAAAATACAACAATATCATATTGGGTATGAAAACCAATAAAATACAAGGAAAGAGTGTGATTGAATATGAAACTGAATTGTCTTTGTATAATCGTAAAACACTTTGTATGGATAAGTTCAAGGCATACATAAATGAAAAAAACAGAATAAACCATATATTATTTGATTTTTATTCAAAACATTTGTTTCGTAAGTTAAAGTTTGGAAGACATATCAATATCAAACGCAACGAACAAAAGATGATGAGTGAGTTTAAGAAAATGTATGGTAATCCAGAAAATGTAGTTATTTGTATTGGAGATTGGGAACAACGAAAACAAATGAAATACAAAGAACCCACATTAGGAATAGGAATGAGAAGTTTGCTTCGTAAAAACAAATACAATGTGTATTTAGTAGATGAGTTTAGAAGTTCCTGTAAATGTTCCAAATGTGATGGAGGAGTATGTGAAAAGTTTATGGTAAGGAAAAATCCAAGACCAAATAAAGACGATATGCTGTTGGTTCATGGGCTACTACGCTGTAAGAGCGGTTGTGGGTCGTGGAATAGGGACCGCAATGGTTCATCAAACATCTATAAGATAGCATACCAAGCAATACATAATTTGGAAAGACCGAGTTATCTATGTAGAACAAGTAATCAAGCAGTTTTACCGAATTGCTATAAACAAAATATACACAAGGTATGAAAAGACCTAAACTTCGAACCTCTTTTTATGCGGATTTTTGTCCCATTTTAAATGTCCGAAGGTGTATAAGTTTTATATTATTATACATATAAGTTACGTATTCATTGTACTTCATTCTTAAACTTTTCCATAAAGTCTATCAAATATTCAACGTCATCGACACCAATTCCATTGTATAGACTTACTCGCAAGGGTTCAATTGTACCACTTATATTCGAAAATGGAGTTCTTGTACGCAACCCAACTATATTATCTTTGTACGCTTCTCGTAAAAATCTTAAAGTCAAATTGGTCTCGTTGTCTTTCACAGTAAATGGCACATTCATTCTACTTCGTTGTCTACATGAGGTCATTGTATGTGGCTGTACAATGGCACGGTAGAAATCTCTATTTTTATCGAGATAGTTATAAAGTAGGTCTGATTTAGTTTTAGCCTTGGATTCCATTTCTGCTACGCCACCTTTCTTAAAATAGTAGACAAGAATTCTTTCTGTGACATAAATATTAAAAACAGGCAATGTATTGAAACATGAATCACTATCGCGAAAAAGTCTCCAATTAAGTATAGACGGTATTTGCTTGTTTGAAATATTCTCTCTGAAAGCATTTGTTAAAAGTTCTTCATTAATGATAACAATGGTAGAACCGGCTATTCCAAAATTCTTTGGTGCACATGCAAAAGCAACGTCTATTTTCGACCAATCTATGTTCTTACTGAATAGATCACTTGACATATCAACAACGACTGGTGTATTGTATTTATTTCTTTTTGGCAAAGCAAATCCATCTTCCCTGAACTCTATTCCCTCTACAGTTTCATTTGAACAGAAATATAAATAAGAGTAGTCACGCTCAATATTCTCTTGTAAATCATCTTCGTTATTCAAATTTATTACATCACCAAATTTTTCAGCCTCCATGGATGCTTTCTTTGACCAGCAACCATTCACATAATATCCAGCAGGTTTATCATTCTGAAATAGATTGAGTGGAACGGAAGAAAATTGTCCGTTCCCTCCACCATGAGTCCAAAGAATATGATAATTGTTCGGAATGTGCAAAAGTTTTCGCGTAAGATTTTCACAATTCTTTCTTATTTTCAAGAACTCTGGAGATCTATGTGAAATTTCAAGAGGAGATACTCCTTGCTTCCATCGTTTTTGCTCGAAAATATCTCTTCCTATTTGTTTGAATACGTGATATGGAAGATTTGTTGGTCCAGGTGTAAAATTTCTTACACGTTTATGTTTGTCAAATGGCGTTAAATCATATCCTTGATAATGTTTTATCCATTCATTATTCATTTTATGTTCGGTTTGAACATTTATGACGCTCTTTTGTGAATTCATATTGACATAATAGAATATCGTAATGCTATTATATAAACGAATTTTTACAATTCACAATTCATCACTCCACTTCAAAGATATTTGTTAAAGTATACATTTCTACATTTTTCTACATCCTTGTCTTTGATGCGATTTTGCATTAGTTTACGCCACATCTTCTCGATTTTTAACATATTAATGATGAAATATAATGAGTACATACCACATTCACTATTTCCCTGTTGATGAGGAACACTATTCTCTAAAAAGTCAAATCGCTTGTTCAATTGATTTCCTTGGGTTTGAACCATTTTTACAAACTTGAGAATCTGTTTGGGAATCTTTTCCCCTGTGCTATCGAAATAGAATATACATTGTGATTTTAGATTGATGAATAGCGACACCCAATGAGATCCTGGCATATCATGTGTGTCTAAATTAAAAATGATCCCAATTTTGTACTTCTTCTTTTCAATATAATCTTTCATATTAAATTTACATAAATCAACCCAGACGCATTCTCCGTACGACTTAATGACATCATAATCTATTGGCGATGGACCGATAAATTTGAAACATTTATAGACACTTTCATATTGCTTCATCACGTTTGTTATATCATCACTTGATAACCATGTATTTGGACGGACTTTCCATTCTTCGGGTGAAAGTGGGGCAAATGTCTCATCTAATAACGACGACTTACTAAACGATATAACCTTGTTCGTCCAACAAGACTCGTTTTCACAATTTTTCAAATTCTTATCAAAAAAAGTCCATATTTCCCTTGGGTCGTTTGTGGTAATCTTCTTCTTCTTATTTTTATTCCATTCATTCTTTAATTGTTTCAACGAGTTTCTTGAGTAACATGTAAAATCTAAATCACTTGATTGAGGTGCACATTTTGGTGTGTGGTGTACCTTTTTGGTCGTTGATTTGGACTTCTGTCTTGTTCTTTTCGTTCTTCTTGTTATCTTCATACATAATAACAAGAAAAATGTTTTATCAGATATCATTACGCTGCTCACGTGTATGATTATGAAACATATTTACCGCTGGATTAATTTCTGTATGACTAGTGCGTCCTAAAGTAGATGTCTGAAACAAATAAGGATGGTTCATTGGATTTTGCTCTACAGGAACATCAACTTTGTATAGATCACTCTTTGAATCAGGGATATATTTTCCTTGGTCACACTTCTGCAATGCAAAAAATTGGTTTCGAAGGGAAGATTCAGTATCCACATGTGTTACAAAACCAGACCAAGGCGCCTTGTCATTCCCAGGATTGAATGTGTTCTCCATATTGTAAATAGGATAATCAGAAAATCCTTTTGCTGATGCGTCAGTTCCATGAAATTTGGTATAGCGGGTTGACGTAGGAATTGTTCGGTACAAAACTTCAAGGCTCTCAGATGGGATATTTCGCTGATACTGTTTTTGATTAAAGTATTTGTGGGTTTCATCACTGTAAAATTGCTTGTCATGTAAATGTATCATCGTACTATATATTTATATTTTATATTTCACATATTTGTCGTAATGCGTCGCAATATGATAAATTTCGTTTCAGCATGAGATTCGATACTTCAAGTGCTGTAGTATATAACATATTGTCTAATTCTTTCCTTGTATACCAAATTGTCCCTCGTAAATTCTCCTCGCGAAGTTGTATATTGTCAGGAACTAAAATCACTGAACATTTTGAATTGAAACTGACTTCTTTATTCTTTACACCACTCACAGAAGCCATATGGTGGTTGAAAGATATCACACCTTCAATATAATGTTGATTTTCCATTTCATTTTTGTCTTCAAATAGATTATAGCCCTTTTTGAAATGACGTGAATTATGGTATCTTATATTTTCTCGTCGTTGTATAGTAGATAAATTGTTTCCAATTTCGTTTTTCATATATTGTCTTGTAGTGTTGTAACAAAATCATTTTATATATTTTTCTCTTCATATATTAAAATGACAAGATTTCACGAGAAAATATTTGTATATGGATTAGCTATTTCTTATATTCTCTATGGTATTGCATTCTTCGGTATCCACAATACTGCGCCAGGATACTTGACATTGCTAAGTTTTTTCTTGAAAGTGTATGTTTCTATATTTTTATTGGTGCGTTTTAATCCACTTCGGTCTACTGAAATGACACGATTTGATAGGAGAATTGTATTTTCATCGGCAGTATTCTTATTAACAACAACAGTTTTCAACGAAATTGTTCTATATTACTCAAACCGAAATAAGTTATTAGACGTTAACTTTATCAAAAGTCATTCTCTTGTAACAATGTCATAACTCGTTTTGTTGTGATTTTATCTATTTCCAAGTCATCATTATTTTTGACACAATGATTGTAGTTGTGTCTATGAAAGTTATCTAATATCATTATTCTTAATTGACGATGTGTATATTGTGTATATATTTTGGAGTTGTATACTCGTTTAATCATTTGAGAAGGATCTAACGAGTATATGAATGGTTTAATACAAATGTAATACACATTATCATGAATCATGTCTTTATGCTCTTGGTCGTCTATGAAACATACGTGCGTTTTTTTAGGTAGCCTTGCACATCTTACAAGATCTGCATATGTTTTTGACCTTGTCGTTCGTAAAGAATTGGTCATTTTACCATTTACGCGAAACCCACCTATTATTTGATCAAATAAATGCGACTTGAGTTTATGATGAAAATAATTAATAATTCTTTCCACCCATGAATGAGGACCTTTATTGTTTGTGTATACGAGCACTTTTGAAATATTGTGGTTTGCTTTCCTTCGTGATAGATACCTTAATATGGTGAGCATATTAGGACGTATAAATTCAGGAAAGAGTTCCATTATTTTATTAAAATCAGATGTGGATATGTTCGTTCCCAAATGGGTCTCTAACGCATTTATTATGATGGAAAGTTCATAGAAATAACCGAGTGTTTCATCCAAGTCAAAAACGATTACTTTACTCATAGTTGTCTACTATGTATCCACATATTAAAAAGTGAAAATAATATCATGATAGTACAAGAACATGACAAAATTGACAATATCTGACTACCGAAAAATTTTGAAACATTACAATATGAAAATACCGAGGAATTCACAGCTTCTACGAGAGAAAGCCACGTCTTTGTTAGCCAACAAATTATGTAGATGTATAAAGAGTGTTGGTAAAACGATGAAGAATGAAACACAAGCGCTAAAAATATGCCGAAACTCTGTTCTGAAACGAAGACGGTTAACTGTGAAACGATTTCAATGTCAAAAACGTGCTAAATTTCTGACTAGTGGTCGTAAAACACGTCGCAATAAGCTTCTACAAAAGACAGGGGAACTCATTATGTAAAAGCGTTTAAATAGTACCCATTTAATGAGTGTAATAGATAGATATGCAGCCTAGTTATATATTTAGTGTGTGTCATCATCTGGGGCAAGGAAAATCAGGGGTGTCCAGGTCATCGCATTACGTAAAACGGCTATGGGACGGTGTTGCATCGGATAGTGTTGCAAGAGTGAAAACAATGCCATTCGCATCTGTGATCAAATACGAACATCCAGAAGTATTCCCCAGCTTGAAAGGGATTTTTCATAAGCTTCAAAAACAGACAATCCGTAAATGCTTACAAGATCAACATTTGTATATCGGTGGCGACCACTCTATAGCAGTAGCTACACTGGCAAAT